GCAGACGACATTATGGGTATCAACAAGGCCGGGGGTTCCCATGTCTGCGTGACCGTGGACAAGGATCTACTAAGCGTTCCGGGCTGGTCATTCAACCCCAACAAGCCCGACGAGGGGCTGATCTATACCCCCGAGCAGACAGCCGACTTTAACTTCTACCGCCAATGGCTCACCGGAGACTCCACAGATGGGGTAGCTGGGTGCTGGAAGGTAGGCCCCAAGAAGGCCGAGGACATCCTGAACGCCGCCACCCCAGCCAACTGGGAAGCCGCCGTACTAGCTACCTACGAACAACGCCCTAACAAGGACGGTGGACGGTACACTTGGGACGAGGCTAGGGCCATGGGAATCGCCGTCCGCATCCTCCGCAGCATGAATGAATGGGCATGGAAACCCTCATTCTAACGCTGTTGCGGGGGGGTGCCAACTTGTACCGACGTAAGATAGAATACACACATGTATACACCAAATGTAGTATACATAGATAGAAACCACTAAGGAGAATACCCCATGTCAGAAGAATCATATATCGTTCAATCAAATACTTTTGATAATCCAACTTCCTTGATTATCAACTCCACTACCTTTTCAGATACTGAGTCTGTCGTTACGGAATCGTATATCTTTACTCCACCACCTAAGGTAAGGATTGTATCTACCACTCACCCCGTCATCGCTCGAGCCACCTCTGGTTCAGCTGGGTATGACATGCGGGCTATTGGTAATCACTATCTCTGTCCCGGTAAGACTACAGTTATCCCAACTGGTGTCCACCTAGACATCCCTGATGGTATGTTTGGGCTATTGGTATCACGGTCTGGCCTAGCCGTCAACCACGGTGTTACCCTAGCAAATGGTGTTGGCATCATCGACTCGGACTTCCACGGTGAAGTTCGTGTAGCCATCACCAACTCAGGGTATGATCCGTTCCGCATTCAGGATGGAGATCGAATTGCACAGCTATTGTTTATGGCTGTAGCTACACCTGACTTCATCTCTGTATCAAACCTTTCAACATCAACTACCCGAAATCAATCTGGTTTCGGTTCAACCGGAGTAGAGTGACACATGGACAGCTTCAATGAGTTCATCGCAGTAAGCCGCTACGCCCGTTGGCGTGAAGACCTAGGCCGACGCGAGTCGTGGCCCGACACGATTGACCGATGGTGGAACTACTTCACCGACAAGGAACCAGCTCTACTTGAGCGCCCCGATATCAAGGAGGCCGTGCTTAACCGTGAGGTCTTCCCATCTATGCGGGCCCTTATGACAGCTGGTCCTGCCCTCGAGAAGGACAACACCGCGCTATACAACTGCGCCTACATGGAGATGGATTGCATCACGGCATTCGCCGAGCTACAGTACATCCTAATGTGTGGCACAGGCGTAGGCTACAGCGTCGAACGACGATGTGTAGATAAGCTACCCCCCGTACCGCAGGAGATCACCCGAAGTGGTGAGACACTAGTGGTACAGGATAGCCGAGAAGGCTGGTGTGACGCACTCAAGACCCTAATGATCTCCCTGTACAGCGGACACCACCCCACGTGGGATGTCTCGCTAGTACGCCCTGCCGGTGCACGGCTCAAGACCTTCGGTGGTCGAGCCTCTGGACCCGGCCCACTCGAGGCCGTATTCAAGTTCATCGTAGCCTCGTTCAACAAGGCACGTGGCCGTCGTCTAACCTCCCTCGAGGTACACGACATCTGCTGCGTCATCGCTCAGTCAGTCATCGTTGGTGGCGTTCGCCGCTCAGCTATGATCTCACTCAGCGATCTCGATGACCGAGAGATGTCCAATGCTAAGTCAGGCAACTGGTTCGAGAACCACTCGTACCGCTCACTTGCAAACAACTCAGCCGTCTATAACGGACGACCAACCCTAGGCCGCTTCATGGAAGAGTGGACATCGCTCTACAATTCCTATAGCGGTGAGCGTGGTATCCTTAACCGGGATGCGCTCAACGCAGTATGCAACAAAGCAGGACGCCTAGTTCCCGATGGTGTCAAGCTAGGTACCAACCCATGCTCGGAGATCATTCTCCGTCCCATGCAGTTCTGTAACCTATCCACCATCGTGGTCAAAGCAGAAGACACACTCAATCAAATCACTGAGAAGATCCACATGGCTACCATCCTTGGTACCGTGCAGTCTAAGATGGCCTACTTCCCGTACCTCCGTCAGGAGTGGAAGCAGAACAGCGAGGACGAGCGTCTACTTGGTGTCTCGATGACTGGTATCTTCGATAACTTATTCATGACTGGTGCAGTATCTCCAACCCAACTGATCAAGTTCCTCCAAGAACTTCGCGATCTCACTGTCACGGTGAACAAGGAGTGGGCCGAGAAGATTGGGATCAACCCATCCACAGCAACTACCTGTGTGAAGCCCGAAGGAACAACCAGCTGTCTAGCTGGCTCCTCGTCAGGACTCCACCCACAACACTCATCGCATTACATTCGCCGAGTACGCATTGACAAGAAGGACCCACTCTATCGAATGATGGAAGATCAGGGAATCCTTGTTGAAGACTGTGTAATGAACCCAGACTCGACTGCCATCTTCTCCTTCCCAATGAAGGCAGCTGATGGTGCGCGTACCGCAGAGACACTAGACGCACAGACCCACCTTATTCTTTGGCGTATCTATGCCGAGTACTACTGCAATCACAAGCCATCAGTAACCATCTCCTATAAGGACAATGAGTTCATGATCCTTGGTGCTAGTGTGTATGATCAGTTTGATTCCATCAGCGGTGTTTCATTTCTACCCAAGAGCGAACACACCTACGAACAGGCACCATTTGAAGCCATCACACTAGAGCAGTACATCAGCTTTCCACGTACAGTTATTGACTTCAGTCAACTTCACCTCTATGAGTTTGAAGACACGACCACATCATCACACAACATGGCTTGCACCGCTGGCGGTTGCGAGCTCAAGTAAGGAGAAACAACTATGATTCCAACCAACCTATCATTTAAAGTTGATCGGGGCCTAGCCCTGAACGACGCAGAACAGGGTATCCTCCTCAGCAGTATGCTGCGGGCCCTTGAGGAACTTCAAAAAACAATCATCCAGCAAGGAAGGACCATCAATGAACTATCCGTATCTCGATCCCGATTGGATACCCCTGCTCAAACAGTGGATTCAACCGAGCCGGTACGACCCAAGTCTAACAAGTGACCAGATTGCCCGCGAGTCAGCCTACTGGGCTGGCAAGATGGACATCATCTCACGACTAGAACAGCGCATCGTAGCGCAGGAAAAGGAAAAGGGCCATGTCAAATGATCCAAACATTGCTAAGCAGCGGCTTGAAGTAGCTGCGCTACGGGCTATGGCTCGACCTGTGTACGAAACGTCTACCCTAGAGACGTACTATGGTGGTGTCGCACAACAATACTCAGCCCGCACATCAGAAGCACAAGCCAACATCGACAAACAACTGACTGGTATTAATGCGGTCTATGAAAAGAATCCATTTGTACTATCAGCTTTCAACAAAGCAAGGCTAGATAAGAAGTGGAAAGACGAGGATACGCGGCGATCTCTTGGTATGATCAACTGGATTAATCAAGCAGAGAACCCAGCTTTGACTGCTCAACGACGAGCAAAAGAATTAGCGGATACCACCATGGCCGGTCTAACCCCATCTATTCGGATGTTGTACAACGCAGACGGCACACGCCGCTCTGTTGAAGACATCGGTAAGTCCACAGCATATGTACGTAACGGCATGAGTTGGTCTGATCCAAACAATCCTGATCCGTACAACCAAGTTAGTGCACTATCTCGAACTCTCGAGACAAGTACATGGAGAGCTGATGTAGTTGCATTCGGTCAACAAGCAAAGGATGCAGAAGAGTCACGGATTAAAGAACGTGATGTCTCACGTGCATACCAAGACATGCGCTTTAACCAGATGAAGGTAGACAAGATGTCTATTGCTAATGAAACCTTAAACACTTATAAGGGTCCCGACCAAATCGAGCGACCACTATGACCAACAAGAAACGGAGCACCTGAATGGGTGGCAAACCAAAGATTTCAGGAGGCATGTCAGCATCGGAGCATGAAAAGCTTCTAGCTGACGAGCGCCGTTATGCAAAGGAGCAGGAAGACTTCCGCCGTGCGCAAGCACTACAAGACGAGAAGGATCGTATTCAACGAGCAAAGGACGAGAAAGATCGTCAAGCCAAAGAAGAACTTGCTCGCATCGCTAACATCAAGGAACAGGAAGCTATAGCTGTCGCCGAAGGTGATGGACAAGAGTCTGCACGAAAGAAGCAGAACATCAAGAACCTCGACTTCTTTACCGCACTAGGTACTGGTGTCGTTAATCAGGGGATTAAACCCAAGTGAATCTACTATCAAGGTTTAAAATCCTTGATGGCCAGCGCCTCTCAAAGATGAACCGCTCACGCGGTTGCGCTGCACTAACCATTCCACTACTGTTGCCACCAGATGGCTGGGGCGAGGAGCTATCGCTTCCTCAAACCTACAGTTCCGTCGCAGCACGTGGAGTAACCTCACTAAGTTCCCGTATCCTGAGCGCGTTGATCCCCCTCAACGACTCTCCCTTCTTCGCCTTTGGCATGAAGGATGGATCGGCACCACCACATGAGGTCGCAGCATATCTAGAGACCCTGAGCTATCAGGTATATCGGAAGTTAATCAGCACCAACCTACGAGAGACCGTCTTCCAAGCACTACAGTCATTGATTGTAGCTGGCGACAGTCTCATTATGATGGATGACGATTACTTCTTCTGCACATATCGCCTCGACCAGTTCGTCGTACAGCGTGATGTGATGGGAGAAGTGATCGAACTCCTCCACCTCGAGTACGAAGTCGTCGATCCAAACGATATCCGGTTCCAATCCGGTGACATCGAACACATCAATGGCTTCCGTACCTTGGTCTGTCAGTATCTATACAATGAGGAAACTCATATGTGGGCGTACCATAAGGAAGACTCCGAAGGAGTCATGGTAGGCCATGGAGAGTACATCGTTCCACCGTTCGCCGTCCTTCGCTGGACTGCAATGACCGGTGAGAACTATGGCCGCTCCCACTGCGAGGACATCATCGGAGATCTCAAGTCTCTCGAGGCGTTCACTCGCGCACAGATCGAAGGACTAGCTGCCGCATCCACATTCTGGATTGCAGTAGACCCGTCTGGTACTACCGAAGTAGACGACATCGCGAAGAGCCGTAACGGCGCCTTCGTTGCTGCCCGTCAAAGCGACGTGTACACGATCTCACCAGCTACCACCATGACATCACAGGTTCAAGCAGCGAGTTCCGCTGTCGAGAACATGCGTCGTGAGGTAGGCCAAGCGTTCCTATCCACCGGTCAGGCCATCCCAAGTGGTGACCGCGTCACGGCAACAGCCGTCCGTATGATCGGTTCAGAGCTAGAGACCATCCTCGGTGGTGCTTTCTCAAGCATCGCCCGCACCCTCATGGAGCCAATCGTCAAGCGCTGCCTAGTGCAGATGCTCGATGACGAGCTACTAGATCAGCGGCTCACAGAGCAGTTCTTCGATAAAGACTCTACCCTATCGGTAGACATCATCACCGGACTACAGGCTCTAAGCCGCGACTCAGACCTTCAGAAGCTCATGCAGATGGGCGAGATGGTCCGCAACCTACCACCAGAGGCTATCAAGACATTCCGTTGGGATGCCTATAGCTCCGCTCTCATCTCCGCGCTTGGCTTCGATCCACGTATGTGGGTCAAGGACGAGGCAACTGTTAAGGAAGAGGCTGATGCAGCTACCCAACAGCAGATGAAGAACAACACTCAGGGCATGGTTGTCCAAGCCGGAGCTCAGGCTGCCGGACAAGCAATGGGTGGCATGGCTCAACAGGCTATGCAAGACCCAGCTATTGCTGAACAGGCAATGCAGACCATGCAGGAAGGAATGCAGCAATGAGTATTCAAGGAATCTCAAGCACAATGCGTCACATCACATCGGTTAATCGTTTAACCTATGTAATGGATGCATCACCAGCAACCAGTGTTACGCTGTTTGTTAACAAAGCACAGTATGCTGGACGGTACTCGACTATTGATGATGCACAACTTGCAGCACAGGGTCTACTAACCAAGTGTGGTTGTTCAAAGCCAGCTGAGCGAATACTAAATATTCCGCAAGAAATTGTATCGCCGGGCCTACGAACATACCTAGCACTACCTGCTTGGACAGATATTAGTGTTGAGTATGATACAGTAGGGCTATCCATGACATACAATCCCAACCAAGTAAGACAATCTTTAAACGGTAATGCGGTTGTCTTACAACTATCCGGAACAAATAAGGGTGTTTCTTTGCATGTAAAGAAAAGTTTTTCTCCTATTACTGCAAATATACTAGTAGACCCAGTTACCGATGGATATACACAAGTAAATGTATTTCCAGCATATCTAATTGTTAGTCCACTAGAGTATGTTAGGTTTAAAGCAAATCATTACTACTCACCCCCATACCCGGGTGTTCCCACTGCTCTAGAATTAATAACAGTAACAAACCTAAGTGATAATGGATCTGCTGTAGATACATTTAACATGAACTACAATGCAGTATAACCCCAAACACCTATAAGAAGGACAAACAATGTCAGATGTACCAACGACTCCCGCAGGGGAACAATCAGCGGCACCAGTATCATCAGCCGTAGCCCGTGAGGCTGCTGCTTTCGAGAACCATGTCACTCAGAACAACGTAGCCATCCCCGAGAATTTCAAATCGGTGGGTGACTGGTTCAACGCGCTCAAGTCAGCGCAAGGCGAGTACACCAAGGCTCGCCAAGAAATCGCAACACTACGTCAACAGGTAGCACCTGTGGAAGCACCCGTGGTACCAGCTCAGGAGCAACCGGTCGGGGAATCAATCCCGTCGATTCCAGAGGAACTGCGTATCCCAGAAGCACCAAAGGCACCACCAGTTGACGAGACGAAGACAAGTAAGGCACAGTTGACGCAGGAGGAGTGGACCAAGTATTCGACCGAGTTCGCTGTCAGTAACTCTCTAAGTGAGACTACGCTGGCAGAGATCAAGGCGAAGACTAATCTACCCGACTTCGTCATCCAAGATTTCCTTCAGGGCCAGAAGGCCCGTCTTCAGCAAGCTTATGCAGAGGCAGCCGTCAGCGTCGGAGGAAAAGATACACTTGCCAAGGTCTTTGATTGGGCCAGCAAGAATCTCTCCGCAGCGGAACAGGCAAACGTCAACGCATCGCTTGCGTCACCTTCATGGGAGATGACACTTCTAGGTCTTAAGGCTAAGTTTGACCAAGCCGCCTCGAAGCTAACCTCCAACGAACCCGTAAAGACAGGGGCAAAGGCAGTAGCCGCCGTTCAGGCAGTCACTACCAACAACATGCCTTACTCTTCCAAGGGTGAGTTCCTATCAGAGCGTAATGATCCACGCTTCGCCAAGGATCAAAAATTCCGTGCGGCAGTCGAAAATCGAATGTCGCGAACAAACTTCAACACTCTCTAAATAAGGATAATCCTT